GATTGTAAAAGATGATTCCGGTAAGCTTGTGAATCCTACTGATTATGATCAGGCTATCAACACGGCTTTGATGCGTTATTCCCGCCACAAACCCCTTAAAGTCCTGGACGATGTTTCCGGAGACGGAACAAATCAAATATTGCTGCCCGTCGGATGGAGCCCGGAATTTTCTTCTGTACTTTCCATCGAATATCCGATAGGCGATTTTCCTCCGACTCTGCTCGATGAGGAAGATTATTATGTTATAGACAGGGCCGGGATCGTGACGCTTGACGTCGAACTGGAAGCAGCGGACAGCGTCCGCGTTACTTATACGATGCTCCGCACGGCTGATGATATCCCGGATATTGATCTGCACGCTTTCTGTTTTCTCGCGGCATCGATATGTCTGGAACTGCTTGCTAACTCCTTTACACAGGATGGCGATTCCACAATCAACGCGGACGTAGTGGATCACAAGTCAAAAGGAGCTGATTTTACAATCCGGGCAAAGAAACTTATGTCTCTCTACAAAGATCATATGGGCATAAAGGATAACGACACGTCACCTGCGGCGTCCGCTGTGGCTGACCTTGATATGAAATACCCCGGAGGATCGGAGAGGCTGACACATCCGAGATGGGCGAGGAAAAGACGCTGATGAAAATGGAAGCGACTGTCACCATTAAAGGGGCAATATTCGCGGGCAAAGGCCCGGAGATTATCCAGAATGAGGTCCTGGCTTTTATGTATGAAGCCACGGCGTTTCTTGAAAGGAAAGTAAAAGAAAATATCCGGGAAGCAGGCAGAGTCGGTGTAGGCGGCGCACAAGGCGGGCTTTTATCAACAATACATGGCGAGGTTGAGAAAGGAACGCCGGTAACAAAAGGCGTTGTGGCACATCAGAGTAAATATGGCGACGTAATTGAAAAAGGCCGTACTGCCGAAAAGACATGGCCGCCTGAAGGGGCTTTGCTGAGGTGGATGATGCTGAAGATGGGGATGGGAGAGACAGAGGCAAAGCGCCTTGAGTTTGTCGTGAGGCGGAAGATAGGGCGGAAAGGATTTCCCGGCATTCACATGTTTGAAAAGGCATGGACACGGCATCTGCCGCAGATAATAACAATGGCGGATGCGCATGGACTGAAATTAGCGGAGCGCTTAAGTGAGTGAAACGACAATAAGGACAGGAGTGTACACCATTTTAAACGCAGTTGCCGATGTCGGCAAAGTCTACGATTATGAGCGCTGGGCTAAAGACTGGGGCACATTTATTAACCTGTTTAAGATTACAATCAGCGGCAAAGCTCAGATCAGGGGCTGGGAGATCGGAAGAACATCCGCTCCGGAAGACGCCACAAGCGTAAAAGCCCACAAATACAGCATTAAGGGCTATATGGGCATAGACGATTCAGCGGCATCAGAGAAGACATTTAACGCGGTCATTGAGGCTATTTCAGCAGCGTTCAGGGCAGATAAGACATTAAGCGGCGCAGCCCTGGGACATGATTTTATCCAGGTTGATTTGATTGAACCGCGAATGTTCGCAAATGTGCTCTGCCATTATGCGGAACTCAGTCTCGTCATATATGATCAGCAACCAGGGGAATAACCCGGCATATAATGCCGCGGGATTAAATAAGGTAAGGAGGTAATTATGTCGTCATACAGATTAAAACCGGATCAGCCGGATTTTGAAATGGTAGACGGGCCTTTTACAGGCAGAAAGTTTGAGGCCGGAAAGAATTATAGCGAGGTGCCTGTTCAGGAGGCTCACAGATTTCAGGAAACAGGGGAAAGCACACTGCGTATGTCGGTGACGGATAGAAAAACAAGAAAGCGGGCGCAGAGGGCAGAAAGCGGAAAAGAAGAAACAACTGTTGACGAGCAAGCAGAAAGGACCGGGGGAGAAACCGGTACCGATACAGCACCTGCAGTCGACAATAATGGAGGTGAATAAACATGGCTAAGAACTATCTTGCGGATTATGATCTGTTTGCCGTCTCGGCGAACGCAAAAGAAACAGCACTCAATACGGAGCAAACTCTTGATACATCGCTTTTAATTGCAAAGAGCAACATTATCCAGTTGCAGCCGCGCAGAGAGGATAATAAAGATGAGTTAACCGGGAAAGAAGAGCCTGATACAGTTTACGACCTCGGTCATCTGGCCGGAGGCAGCATCGAGTTTGATAAGGCTCAGGCTCAGCATTTCGGACTGTTGTTGTCATATGCTTTAGGAATATCAACTCCCGGCGCATGGGGCGCAGGCTACAAGCATGTGATTACACCCATAGCAAGTATGCAGCTTCCGTTTTTCACCGGGGGCATGAGGTTAGGAAGCACTATTCTGAAAAGGCGCTTTGCATCCCTGCATGTAGGCAAGGTAAACGTATCATTTGCCAAAGATGCCTGGGCAAAGATATCCGCTGAGCTTGCAGGCACAGGCAAACACACAGACAATATTACAAAAGAGACGGTCGTAGCGGACTATAACGCCGCATCGCTTTCCCTGGCAGCAAACGCAGTGCAAGGCTCAACTCCGGCATTACGCCTTGATAATGTGCATCTTGTTCGGGTGCAGGTGCCTTCGACTCTGGAATGGAAGGATGTAGTGCACTCAGTCGTATCTGATGCAACCCCGGCAGCAATTACCATTACACCGCCCTCTCCCGCGGCATCTGCCATCACGGGTCTTTCCAAAGCCGCCGCCTGTGTGGTGACATGGGCCGGGCACGGTCTTATAAACGGAGATAAGGTCACTTTCGCGGGGATCACCCAAGCGGACTGGTCCGCGTTAAATGCTGAACACGTCATAACATACATCGGCGTAGATTCATTCAGCATCGCCGTCGACACCTCAGCTTTTGCCGTGGCATATGACCCGGCAACTGATCCGGGCACCATCAGAAACACGTCAGATGCCAATTATGAGATCATCTACGTGCCGACAGAAGCGGCATGGTGCACATTCCCGGCAAGGGTATCCGAACCACCGTTGCGGGTTACTGATCTTGTAATGAAATTCGGCGGCAAGTGGAACGGAACGGCTTTTGTAGGGGGACACACAATGGACGCCGAGATCGAATCTATCGAATATTCTCTGGATAATCAAAACGCCATTGAATTCCGCCCAGGCGGCACAGGCACATACGCGAACTATGTACTGCGCCAGGGCAGGTCTCAGACGCTGAAGCTTAACCGGCAGGCAAGAGACTACATCATGCAGCAGCATATAGAGGATAATGATACCTTCGGCGTATATATGAAGGCAACCGGCGCAGAATGGGCCACAGGGTATAACTATTATGTGGAGCTGGTGTTTCCGAAATGCGCTGTGCTGAAGGCAGACTTTTCCGTCAATGGCAAGGTTATAGCAGAGGCAGGTGACATCATTGTCCTGGAAGATGATACATACGGCAGCGTGCGAGCGGAAGTGGCAAACAAAGTAAGCGCCTACGCAGGGTAACTGATTTTTAATAATTAAAGAAATCTTGAATTTATAAGGGAGAGAATATGGAAGAAAAAAGAAAGATGCTGATTTTTAACAATATTGACAAGGATAAGCCTGATGAGGGTGAATGGTTTGACAGGGAGTTGTGGCTCGGCGCAACCGTAGGCTTTAAGATCAGGGCGCGTACTCAGGAGAAGTTAGACAGCATCAGGGATCGTTTTAAGGACATGCCTGAAGGAAAGGAAAAAGAGGAAAAAGTTGTAGAAGCTCAAAATGATTATTTCTTTGCAGAATTCCGTAGCGTCGGGGATGAATTACCGGATGGAACTGTGGAACCATGGGAAAACAATATTAAAAATAAAGAGAAACTGCTTTATATGCCGGTTCCTATGGGAATGCAGCCAAACTGGGTATGGCTCACAAATAAGGCCAATGAACGTGCCTTTAAGGTGCGTGAGGTAGAAGTAAAAAACTAACAGCCCTCGCTGAACATTTTTGGTCAGGCGAGGGGCTGGAACCCGACATTCTGCCGGAAAATGTCAAAGTTTGGGCGCTTCTCCGGCTTGGTGCAACTCAGTGGAGAACGGGGGTAAAATCCACCCCCGTTGAACTTAAAAACAGAAAAGGTGAAACGGTAAAAGTGCTTATGCGATCTGAAACACATTACACAGGGCTTGATTATAA